CCAATATTGTATGCGATCCATAAACCCCACATTTTAAAGGTGGGGCGTATAGCTATCTTGGTATTTGCGGCGTGCAGTTCCACGGCAGCAAGGCTTCGAAGTCTTCTACTGCGGCGGCTTGCGGCAACCGTTCAAGTGCGTGGCGCAGCCACGCATAGGGCTCTTGGCCGTTGGCTTTAGCCGTCTCGACCAAACTGTAAAGTTGAGCGCTGGCCCTCGCGCCTTTGGGCGTGTCGCTGAACAGCCAGTTCTTGCGCCCGATCACAAAGGGCCTGATCGCACGCTCTGCCGCGTTGTTGTCGATCGGCAAAAAACCGGCTTCGGTGTAGCGCACTAACTTGTCCCAGTTGTTGGCCAGATAACTGATGGCTTTGCCCAGCGCGTTTTGCGCCGTCACCTGAGGCTGCGTTTTCTCCAGCCAGGCACGTAACTGCGCCAGGACAGGCAGGCTGTTTTGCTGTCGACCTTCATGGCGATGTTCATCGCCGACTTCTTTTAAATCTCGCTCGATACCGTACAGCTTGTTGATCAGATTCAGGGCTATATCGGCACGCCCGGTTTTGCCCTTGGGTTGCACTTTTTGCGCCTCGACAAACTTGCGTCGCGCATGTGCCCAGCAGCCTAAACGTTCGACTCCAGCCTGCGCGCCCAAGGCGTTATAACCGGCGTAATCGTCGGTCATCAGATAGCCGCGATAACCTTCGAGCAGGCGCGACGGCACCTCTTGCGCTCGGCTGGTCGAGTAATCAAAAAGGATCACTGGCTGATTCGGCGGTCCGCCGGTTTGTACCCACATCCAGGATTGGCTAGTCGGCTCTCGATCAGGCTCTTTCATCACCTGGACACGCGTTTCGTCGCAGTGGATTACGCGACTTTCCAGCAGCCGGTCACGCATCAAGTTGAGCAGCGGTTGCAGGTGTTCGCCGCACTGGATGACCCAGCGCGCCAAGGTTTGTCGTGGAATATCGACGCCGTGGCGACCGAGTACTTTTTCGAAGCGATGCAGCGGCAGACCGTCGACGTATTTGGTGGTCAGCAACATCGCCAACACGCTGGGACTGGCCATGCTCTTTTCAATCAATTGCGCTGACTTGTCAGCGGTGACCGGCGCGGTTTCACAGCCACGGCAAGCGTAGACCTTGCGGATGTGTTTGATCACGCGGATCTGCATCGGCACGATTTCCAGCTGCTCGCTGGTTTCTTCGCCGATGGCGTGCTTGCGGCAGCCGCAAGCACACGTCAGCTCGTGCTCGGGCAGTTCGTGGATGACTTCGATACGGGGCAAGTCGGCGGGCAGAGGTTTGCGTTTGCCACGGCGTTTGGTCGGAGCGACGACTTCTTCCTCCCCCTCTTCGGCGGCAGGTTCAGCGACACTTTCGGCTTCATTAAAAAGAGCCAATTGCGGGGTCGCTGGATCGACTGTTTGTTCGGATTTACGCCCGAAGAGACGCTGACGGAGCAGCGCATTTTCTTCTTCGAGATGAACAACCTTGGACTGCATCTGAGCAAGTAATTGCTTGAGCGCAGTCAGGTCATCGGGAAGGTTGTTGAGCATGGAAATCATGCCGTGGATTATACCGAATCAGGCGACAAATCGAGGTGTCAAAACCTGATGTGGACGGTTGCGCCACAGATCAAAACCATCGAGCAGCCAGTTCAGCTCCTGGACCGTCAGCACGATGGCTTCGTCGGTGTGATCGGGCGATGTTTTGAAGCGTTCGGATTCAAGGCGTTTGAGCCAAAGGCAAAAGCCGTTGCGTTCCCAATACAAAATCTTCACCCGATTGCGGGGTTTGTTGAGAAAGACGAAAAGCACCGGATCGAACACCGCCACTTTGATATCCAACTCCACCAGTGCGGCTAGGCCGTCGATGGATTTTCGAAAGTCTACGGGTTTAGGGTAGAGGTACACTTTTTCAACTTTGGCATCGGGACGCATCATGGCCGCTGGCTTCTGAAAGAGATCGGGAGCACAGCATCAGGCATCAAATCGCGGCTTTGAATGTGGGGTTCGTGGAGCGGTTACGGTTTTCTTCGATCCGCAGCAGGTTGATAGCCGGGGAAGTTGTCGCGATGCCAAAGTTCTGGCCGGTCACTCTCCCTGCAAAGGCATGATGCTGCAGGTAGAAAAATCGCGCAGCGCGCTGGATGTCGGTGAGGGTTTCGGGGCGGGTCATCTTTTGCCACTCAAACACCTGTCGGGAGCTGAGCGCCAATTTGAATTGGCGCACGAACTCCTCAAGGTGGTTTTGCACGACGCGGTAGAGCGTCACCAGGTCGCCGTTGATGTCGTTGAGGACTTCGACGGGCGCGGCTTGGGGGCGCATGAAATAGAGCGCGGCACCGCCGGCAAAGACTTCGACGTAGCATTCGTGGGGTGGGAAGAGCGGGATAAGGCGGTCGGCCAGGCGGCGTTTACCGCCCATCCAAGGGATGATGGGTGTGGACATATAAAAGCAAGACCTTTGCTGTATAGATAAACAGTGCTAGGCTCGCTCCGCTTTGTGCACGAAGCAGGAGCCTTGGCTGGACTTGCAGGGACGTTCTGCGGGGAAGGTGGCCGGGTTGGATGTTGACGCATCCTGCCCAGCCGCTCCTTTTACTTCGGTGTAGAAACTTCTTTTGCGTAGGCCTGACAGGCCCGCAGGGCGATCAATCCTTGGTCGCCGGCATCGGTGATTCCGATAATTCGTTGAGCATGCGCTGGGTCAAGTTCGGCTCTTGTGGTGCCATGAACCACGCGGCCGGTGGCGGTGGTGGCTGGCACTGAGCAGTTGCTGGTGGCGTCGGTGGCGGCGAGTACGACTGAAAGCCGCAGATCAGCAGTAGCCAGGCGATCACGCAGACGAGCCTGCTTCGTTTGCTCATCAGTCAATTCCTTATGGTGGGTTTCGTCTTTGTTCTGCAGGCGCTGCTCCAGGGCAAAGCGCTTGTCCTGCTCGGTACGCTGCAGGGCGGCAGAGGCTTGTGATAACTCGTTGAGGGTGTCCGCATGCAGCCGGGCCTGACGCTCCAACTGCTGGCCGTAACGCCATCCTTGAACGGTCCAGGCCAATGCAGCGGAGCCGACCGCCAACATCACCAGCAACAAGCCAACAGTAGCGATACGGAACTGCCCAGGGATCAGGTCGAGGAGACGCATAACACTGCCCTCGCCCTGCCCCAGAGCTGCAGCCGATCTTCCAGGCCGTTGAGCCCGCCATTGATCCGGCGGGTGATGGTGTTGAATTGCTCTTGATCCGCGAGCGCGTTCAGCCCGTTTACCGACCAGAACCACGCAGCTGACTCTGCCGCCCACTGCGGCTGTTCGAGCAGCTCAGGCGTGCCAAGCAATCGCTCATCGCCGAACAATGCCAAGCTGCAGCGTAGGTAGTTGTCGTGGCCGGTGATCTGGATTAGCCCGCGACCCCGATAGCGTTGGCCGTCACCGTCGGCTGCAGGCGTGTTCCCCAGCTTGGCAGCAAGCGCGCCGGTGTCGTACTTGCTGAGGTATTGACCACTCCCCAGTTCACGCACGTACTGCAACTGGCCGGACTCGTGGCCGACCTGGGCAAGGAATGCCGCCTGGCGCTTCGGTGTGTCGATCTTTCGATTCGCCATGGCCGCGTTTAGGGCGGATACAAAAACGCCGGCTTGGCGGCCGGCGTTCGGGAGGATCTGCAGCAACTGCTGCTGGGTGATGGGCATACAAGCTCCTAACGTGAGTAGCCCGCACTTGGCGGGGGTTGTGGTGCGCGACCGCTACTCCAGGCTGACGACTTTGACTGGCTTAGCGGCTTTCTTCGTTTTCTTGCCTTTGGCTTTGGCCTTGCCCTTTTTGCCGCCGTTGCACTCAACGGTTGTGGACCAGCCCGCTTGGGTGAATGTCTGTTCCGCCGAATCCACCAGATACTCGCCATCAAGCCCTACCTTGAAGCCCTGGGCATTGATAGAGCGCTCCGCGAATAGGTCCGTGCGCCCAGGCATTTCCAGGCGCACGCCGGCCGTGGACCGGTTGAACGCAGCCAAACGCGCCTTGGCCGCAGATTCGGCGGCGGTCTTGTTCGGGTGAATATGGCGGTCGGTGTGTACTGCCGGCAGGCCGTCCGGCACGTCGTCATTCTCCAGGGAGACCACTGACAACTTGCCCGTCTTCTTGTCTTGATGCTTGGCCGCCACGGTCTTGTGCGCGTTGCGGTCGCCTAAGCGAAACTGCCAGCGGCTTACGTCGCTGCGCGTGAGCGTTATCGCGCCAATAGCCTTGCCGCTGGCACTCAGGCCCGCTTGGCGCTGCATAACCATCAACTTGCCGTCGCCCACCTTGGCGGTGCAGTCGTATTGCTTGGCCAGGCGCGTGATAAAGCTGAAGT